CTAATATGAACCGCAAAGCGACAATGGAGCGCAAGCTCCAGCGAGCGAAACTCGAGTTGGCTATAGCGGCCTGCACCCAAGCACTGCAAGACAGTGAAACGGGCGCGGACGCTGCTCCTTTGGAGAAAGCCCTCAGCGCCGCCAAAGACCTCCTGGGAGAAATCGGACAACCGACCCCGGGAGGCTCCAACGACGACGACCTCTCCCTCTTTGTGAGAGAGCGGGCCGTTCTGGGCAAATGGCTTGTCCTGATCCTACCCTGGGTCTGGGCTTGTCTTAAGTTTGTCCTCCTTTGCCTTATGGGCGCCTTCCTTCTCAGCCTCGCACGAGCGTGGTTCCTCGAGTCGTGTTGGATCGCCCTAGGCTACCTTGACGCATCCAAGTCCCTGGGACTTTACCCAACGCCAGAACGGGCCCGTCCCGCCTGTGCGAACCAAATCGTCCTGTTCAACATTCAGTTTTGGACATCGGTTTACGCCAATTTGGGAGATTGTGTCGATTGGGTTTGTTCCGGTGAGAACCGGGGCGTCGTTGCCGTCGCGACCCTCGTCGTAGGCTCTCTTGCTGCTGTGGTGCAGTTTAAAATACCACAAAGAGTTTTCAGCTGGGTCAAAACCCGCATTCAGATTCGAGCCCTCGCCAAATTGGTGAAAGTGCCGGAGTCTGCCGCGACGTTTGTTGGCCATTGGACGGTTGACCCCAAATATGGGTTGGTCCTGTCCTACCAGAACGATGAGATGCAGCCCTGTGTTATGCGGGGTTCAACTCCAGTGACACTGGACCTCCTTTTCCGCTCCAATCTTGGGCGAATGGGTTCGTCTCGTTTTGAAGCCGCCCAGGCTGGGTCTCCTTTGAACCGTCTGTGTAAGACCCCCGAAGGTTGTGCCTCCATTGGTACTCCCTCCGTGCGGGGCATCGCCTCGCGACTCAAGAAGTTTCGCGGGCATTCTGACGTGTGGGTAACCGCCGGGCATGTGATGCAGGATATTGAATTGTCTTGTAGCCTGACAGGGACCGAGGATGTGACCCTGACTGCGAATGGCAAAGAATTAGCCGTTCCACTGAAAGCATTGCGCATTGTCGGCGCCGTCCGTAACATGGACCTCTGTTTCTTTGAGGTTCCTGCCGCGTACGCGTCCGTCTTACAGGTGAAGCAATTGCCTGTTCGCTCTGGCCCGCCTCCAAAGGCGAGTCTCCTCCGGTCTTACTACCGGACTGACCATGCGAACTGGTTCGCTGCCCATGGCCGCTGCGTTTCTGCAGCCGGCATTCCGGGCTTGTTTTACCACAACGCCACCACGCACCCTGGCTCCTCCGGGAGTCCTTTGATCGTCGACAACAAAGTCGTCGGAATCCACCTCGGTACAACCACGTATTCGAAGGGGGACATCAATGTCGGGTGTATGTTTTCTCTTCTGAACTCAGGACCGCGTCTCGAAAAGAAGCGTCTGAGCGACGAGGAGTATGACAAACAGCAATTGTTCCTGGCTATCGATAAGAATGGTCCCGAGCTGTTGGATGAAGTCGAAGGCTTCTTCTACGGCGACGGCGTTTCTATTCGACGGTCAGACATCGTGAAAGCCGTTGGCGCCCTGATCATCAAATTGGGGCCCGTGGCTGACTCCGTGTTGGAAGAATTTCCCCTCGACAACGGGGAGAGATGGTCCTACGAAGATTTCCCCCTCGACCCAGATCTTGCAGCCGATCTTTTGGGAAACCTGGACCCTGACGACGACATGGAGTACGAGATTAACGGGGAAAAGTCTAGCGCCCTTAACGCGTTTGGCTTTGAGTCTGCGAAGACTACTCTGTCCAGCGATCCGATTCCGCCACCTCCGCCTATTCCGCCGAGACCGACGAATTTTCGGTTGGCCCCCTCTCTAGTAGAGGGGGCACCGCCGCGTACCCCACCCCGGGTTCCATTGGAAGAGAAGCACGCGACCGATACCTCCGCCGAGCAGTCGTCCGATTCCGAGAGTTTGAAGAACAAGCGGAAGCGGAAACGCGGCCGGAAGAAACTGAGACCTCCTCAGAAACACCGGTCAAACGACTCGCCGCGGCGAAAGCTCTTCTCCCGCCGTTCCTCGCCCAAGAACGAGAATCCTTCTTCCCCCAATTGGAGGAGGAAATCTCTGCCCCGGAGTGGGACCACGTCTCGTCGCAAATCCCTGGAGTAAACAACCTCCAGGTTTGCGGTTTCGTTGACTTTGGGGTGCCCACCGCGCCCCCGAAGTCCCCTGCGCCGATTCCCCCCGAGTTGTTAGCGGAGTTTCCCGAATTGGGAGACTTCGTAAACCCTCCTCGGGATTCGGCGGCAATTGTTCAATCAGTGTTGGCCCACCAAGACAGGCGCGTTTACAGCCCTGCCCCGGGAGGTGCAGACGCTGAGACGGCGACCAAGAAGCTCCTTGGAGCGTATTCGTGGCGTTGCCCCTACGATTGTGACTGGATCCTGTCGGAGAGTTCTCTCCGGCAGAAATTCCTTTTCGCCGTCGACCATTTGAATCCCACCGCATTCCCTGGATATCCCTGGTGTAAACTAGGTGAAACCAATAAAGCGGTTGTGGAAAATTCCTTGGAACTCGCCTGGCAGATGTTTCTGATTCGAATTCGGATCTGTATTCTGCTCGGCCAGGCAGTTGCGAGTGGAAGACCGGTTGACGCGGGGATTTTGGACTTGATGCGGCGTGCCGCCGACATCGTCCGACTCATGATCAAAGGAGAGTTTCACCCTTTGCGCAAGAAGATTACTGGCCGGTGGCGGTTGATCTCGATGGTTTCGATCATTGACCAACTAATTGACCGAGTGTTGCACAACAACCTCAACAAGTTAGAAATCGCCTCCCACCGAACCATACCCTCACAACCCGGTATCGGGTTCGACGACCCTGAGTTGAGATACCTATCCAACGCAGTGTTTGGCATTTCGGACAGATCCGACCTCGACATCTCTAGTTATGACGTCGCGGGTTGGGACTGGACGATCCAGCCCCACGAGCACAATTGGGAGATGAATCTCCGTTGGCGCTTGTGTGATTTTACGGGTACGCAGCAGGCCCAGTCCCTAGTGGCCGCTGCATGGTACGGAAGAGCGTTGGCTATCGCCGCGCCGGCCTTTATGCTCCCTGGTAACAGGTGCCGAGCTCCAGTTTTCATCCTGGAGAACCCCGGAATCCAGCTTTCGGGACTGTTTAACACCAGTTCCTCCAATTCCCATATCCGCGTTTACGCGGCGTTTCTCGCCGGAGCGAAGTGGGCTTTAGCTAATGGTGATGACTGTCTAGAAGGATACTTGGACGGTTATGACCCTGCTGTGGCCTAC